AGCAAGCCTATGCTCTCGGGTACGACATGCAAGCTGCCATGTTCATAGAGGCGGTAAGCAGAGAACGCAATGTCGGGGGCGACTTTCTGTTCGTGTGCATTGAAAAAGAGCCGCCCTACCTCATCAACATTCTGCAAGCCGATGACCTCATGATCAAAAGCGGGCAGGACAGATTCCGGGAGGCTATCGGGATTTACAAATCCTGCATCGACTCCGGGAACTGGTACGGGTACGAAGGGGCGTTCGGAATGGTCAACACACTCGGGCTGCCGAAATGGGCGGCAAAAGAACTTGAATGAAAATGATTAATTAAAGGAGCAACGAAAATGGACAACGTACAAGAAATCATTCCCGCGACTGCCGAACAAGCCGTCGCGCCGATCAACACCGCGCCGATGAACGTCACCAACATCTGGGTGGACAAGGACGCTTTTGAACAGACCCAGCGCGTCGCGATCATGCTGTCGAAAAGTCAGATGATCCCGGAGAAGTACCAGAACAAGCCGCAGGACTGCTTCGTCGCTATCGAAATGGCGGCTCGTGCCGGCCTCTCACCGCTCGCCGTCCTCCAGAACGTCGATGTGGTCAAGGGAAAGCCCCGCTGGAGCGGACAGGCTTGCATGGCGATCATCAACTCGTGCGGGCGTTTCCGCGACGCTCATCCGGTATACACTGGTGCGAAAGGCTCTGATAACCGCGCTTGCTTTATCCGCGCAATCCGGATTTCGGACGGCGAAGTCGTCGACGGAACCGAAATTTCCATGAAAATGGCGGCTGCTGAAGGCTGGATGAGCAATCCGAAGTGGAAGAATATGCCGGAACAGATGCTGTTCTACCGCGCGGCGGCGTTCTTCGCGAGGATGTATTGTCCGTCGGAACTCCTCGGCGCTATCGTCGAAGGCGAGCCGGAGGACATCGAAGCGTCAAGGCAGAAACAGACCGGCGCGTCAGCGACCATGACAGCCGCTCTCGACGCCGCAATCGCAGCCGGAAAGGAGAAAAAATAATGCTGAACAAAGTCACTTTTCAGGGCAGATTCACCGCCGACCCGGAGCTGAAACAGACCCAGAGCGGCGTCAGCTTCTGTAACTTCGACGTCGCGTGGAGCGAAAAGTACAAGGAAGTCGAATCGACCTGCTTCCTCAAGTGCCGCGCGTGGAGAACCACCGCCGAATTCCTGCCGAAATATTTCCACAAAGGCGACCAGGTCATCGTCGAGGGGCGGCTCATCACCAACTCGTGGACGGACGATCAGGGGCAGAAGCGTTCCATGATAATCTGTGACGTCGACAAATGCCACTTCTGCGGCTCGAAGGGCAGCGCTCAGGGCGCGGGAAACTATCAGGCGAGCAACTATACCCCCCAACCGCAAACGGTCGCCACAGCCCCTCACAGCGCGTCACAGGACATCCCCAACTTCGAGGTTCTGCCCGAGGGCGAAGTGCTGCCGTTCTGAGGTGGGTGAAATGAAAATATATGATCTCACCGGGCAACGTTTTGGAAACCTGACTGTGATTAAGAGGAGCGAAAGAAAAACACCTCACGGGGACGTTTTATGGGACTGCATTTGCGACTGCGGAAACGCAAAAGTGGCAGCAAGCTATGATTTGCGTTACGGCAAAACGTCTCATTGTGGTTGTTTGACCGCTGCGCACATTTCTGAGAAAACCAAAAGAAACGGGCATGAGCCGAAAGTTTTCTACAAGATGTGGCAAAACATGAAAACGCGCTGCTACAACCCCAATTACAAGCTTTATCACCGCTATGGTGGAAGAGGAATAACGGTTTGCGACGAATGGCTGCATGATTTCTCGGCGTTTCGTACATGGTGTTTTGCCCACAATTATTCTGACGGGCTCACAATAGACCGCATAGACAACGACAAAGGATACTCACCGGAAAATTGCCGATTTGCCACAGTATCAGAGCAAGCTAACAATCGTTCGACGAACCGCATTTTGACTGTTCATGGTGAGCAACTGACGATAGCTCAAGCATCAAAAAAATACGGGGTAAACCAAGCAACGCTACGGGCTTATTGCGTAAAAAGGGGTCAGAACCCAGACGACGTGGTAAGAAAGTTTGGAGGTGCGTCATGACTATTATCTGCGATAGCCGAGAAAAAGCACATATTATCGGCAGAATTTTAGACTATTTCGACCGGGAGGGCATAAAGCACTATTCTTCAAAGCTCATCGTCGGCGACTATATGAACCTTGACAACTCTAAGCTTTCGATTGATCGCAAATTTAATATTAGTGAGCTTGCCAACAACCTTACCAACGATTCCGGGCGGTTCATGCGTGAGGTGCGGCTCGCGAAGGAGCTCGGCATTCACCTCGTCGTGCTGTGTGAGCACGGCGGGTGGTGCAAGTCGATCAAGGACGTCAAGGACTGGCACAACCCGATGCAGGGCAAAATCCCCTATGCTATAAGCGGAAAAGAGCTTATGGAGCGGATTTACAAAGTCCATATCGCCTACGGCGTCGACTTCCTGTTCTGTGATAAGCGGTGCACCGGGCGGCGGATCGTCGAGATTCTGGGGGGCGCGAAATGAACCGCAGACTGCTGAAAATGCGAACCTGCTGGAAGAACAGCGACCGACTTATTCTGTGGTTCGCGGCGCATTACCCGGAGCGCGTGGTTCTTCCCGAGACGGAGCTGGAGAGCATCAGGAACGGAACCCTTCTCGACTGCATCGAGCTGTGGCAGGATTCCTACCATGATGGGAGAACGAACCCGTGAGCAACTATCCCCGTTACGACGTGGAGGCGGTCAAGGCGGCCGTCTCCGTCCCCGACGCGCTCGAGCGGTACGGCGACTTATCAAAGCGCCGCGGGAACCGCTGCCCGTGCCCGATTCACGGTGGGAAAGACAACAACCTCGCGTTCCGGGACGATTCTTTTCACTGCTTCGTCTGCAACTGCGGCGGCGACGTCATCACACTGGTCGAGAAGATTTTTAGTCTTTCCTTCCCGGACGCCGTGCGGAAACTCGCGGAAGACTTCGGGGTTGCCCCGGGCGTTGATCCGGAGGCGGTCAGGCGGCGGCAACTCGCGGCGGAAGCACGGAAACGCCGGGTCGAACGCGAGAAAGACGACTTCCGGCGGCTCACGACGTTTTACCATCAGGTGCAAGACCTTCCGCCGACACCGCTCCGCGACCGGTACGTCGGCACACTCGCGGCGACTATCGACGACATCATCCAGCGCGGGGACGCGAGCAGCTACCCGGTCGACGAGATAATCTCGACCATGCGGCAGGGGCTGCAATGGGAGCGACAGTCAAGAACGTCTGTTCATTCCGCGCAACTATCCACCCAACCATTTCACGAAAGGACGTCATAAACCGTGGCTGAAATCATCGAGCCGAAAATTAAAGACCTCCCGGCGTGGACGCTCGAGGATTTCGAGAGCGCCGTCCCGCACAGGTGGCTTTACAGCAACTACTACAGGAATCCTTTTACATATCGACGCGCAATCGTCAAAATAGATGAAGCGGCGCGGCAACTCGGCTATCCCGGGTTCAAGGCGGAAATGCGCGACTATGTGAAAGAATTCGGCGACGGCAAGGTCAACGAGAGTGACTATACCAATTCGACCGAGTTCACCGGGCAGCCCATCGAGCTAAACTGCGGCAAGTACATTTGTACGGACACGGGCGTTTCGGTTCCGTCCCTCGGTGAAGTCACGACTATCTGCCCGCACCCGATTCTGATATCCGGGCGACTTGTCAACCTCGATTCGGGGGAAGTCCGGCTGGAGGTATCGTTCAGGCGGTCGGCGGAGTGGCGAACCGTCGTCGTCGAGAAGATCATTCTCGCGTCGGCGGCGAAGATCATCGACCTTGCCCGGCTCGGGATCGCAGTCGATTCCGAGAACGCGAAGGCTCTTGTCAAGTACTTCACTGACCTCGAGGCGTGGAACTATGACCGGCTCCCCGAACGGCATTCCGTCGCACGGGTGGGCTGGACGACTTCCGGCAAATTCGTGCCGTACGCCGATTCTGTCGAGTTTGACGGCGCACCCGGATTCAGGGCTGTGTTCGACTCTTTCCACCCGAACGGAGACCGCGACGCATGGTTCGAGGCTGCGTCGAAGGCGCGGAACGAGAGCACCATCGCGCGGATCGTTCTTGCCGCTTCCCTCGCGTCTGTGCTTGTCGCGCCACTCCACGCGCTGCCGTTCTTCGTGCACATCTGGGGGCGTTCTGGCAACGGCAAGACTATGCTGCTCAAGCTCGCCGCGTCCGTCTGGGCGTCGCCCAACTCGTCGGAGGGGTATGTGCGGAACTTCAACTCGACTATCGTCGGACTGGAGACCGCTGCGGGGTTCTTCAACTCCGCTCCCCTCTGCGTGGACGAGCTGCAAGTAGTCAAAAACCGGCGCGACTACGACGATATAATCTATATGCTTTCTGAGGGGCAAGGACGCTCCCGCGGGTCGAAGGATGGGTCTTTCCAGCAGCTCAAATCATGGCAGAACACCATCATTACGACAGGCGAAATGCCGATCACGAGCGACTATTCCGGTGCGGGCGCTATCAGCCGAATCATCGAAATCTCCTGCGGCAAGGAACGACTTCTCAGCGACTATCGCGGGCTTTCCGACACGCTGTCCCACAACTGGGGCTTCGCGGGGAGGGAATTCGTTGAGGGTCTCACGCCGCAAGTGCTCGAAGCCGCGAAGAAGGTGCAGGAAGAGTACCGCACGGCGTTCGAGACGTCAGCGACTACCGAGAAGCTCGCACTCTCCGCGTCGCTGATCCTCACGGCGGACGCCCTCGCAGAGCTTTTAATCTGGCACACCGGCACGAGCCTGTCGGCGGCCGACCTGGCGAAGTACTTGCCGACCGCGAAAGAAGTCGACACCAACCAGCGCGCGCTGGAATGGCTTCGCGGGACTATTGCCGAGAACGAGGGCAAGTTCGACTTCTCTGGCGATTCCATCCCGCGCGAGGTGTGGGGTGAATACAAGACTGACGGATATGACCGTCCCGGAGTGGCGATCATCTCGTCGGTACTCAGCCGGATTATGCCCGAGGCGGGGTTCAACCCCACAGCGTTCCGGCAATGGGCGGCTACTGAGGGCTATCTTCGCCGCGACGCAGAGGGCAAATCAACCTTCATGGTGCGCCTCCACGGCAAGCCGCCTACTCGGTGTGTGTGGTTGTATCTGGACGACAAATAACTATCGTTGGCGAATATGTCAAATTCAAGGGCTATTCGCCAGCGGATATTGTGCAAGTTTATTCGGAGGTATCACACGTAGCAGTCTCGTATCATCCCGTGTGATACGCCGAAACCCGCATAAAACCTGGACTTTTTGAATTTGTATCACCGTATCACATGAAAATCGATTGCACGCTTATATACGCGCGTAAAAATTTTTTTGAAATACAAAACATGCTCGCGCGTATGTATAGTATAGTATGTGATACATGTGATACAAGTGATACATATATAAATAAGCCAGTATTCATGGGCATTTTCGAGTATCACTTAAAACGGGATTGCCCGAAACAGAGTGATACTTAGTGATGTATAACGAAAGGAGATCACATCATGAGCAACTTATCCAGAATCGAGTAGGAGACAATCATCCAGTTTAACGAAGCAGAAACCACAGCGGCTATTGAGACGCACAACGGACGGCTAAAGCGAAAGCTCGACCGGCTCGCGGCGGAAAGGTCGGATGAGGTCACCGCGCAGGATGGGAACGACGGTGCAAAGAAGTACGTCGTCCCGAAGCGGTGGGTGACTGTAAGCGCGCCGCGGGTACTGAGCGACGAAGAGAAGTCGATTTGCGCCGAGAGATTAGCGAAAGCCCGCAGAATCGATTCTGAGGTCGAATGAGCCGCTACGCGCAGGGCACAACGGCGCAAAGTATATTCCGGGAGGGTAAATATATATCCCGCCCGGAGTATTGAGCGGAAGCCGCACACAGCGGTGAGGAAATAAAGCACAGGAGATGGAGCATAGAATGAACGACGAAAAGAAAACCAACTCGGAAGCACCGAAGAAACGAGGCAGACCGAAGTCGCCGCCGAAGCCGAAGAAGGAGAAGATCGAGCGGCATGCGCCGAACAACTACGCGAGGAAGCGGGCGGTTGAGTATGCAGAAAGCGTGGCGGAACGGGTCGACGAGAAGGACAAAGCGACTATCATCAACGCGCTGACGCTTCCCGAAGAGGATATGCCCGACGCGGCACTGCGCAGGAAGAGCGACAAAGGCAAGTACCTCCCGACCAAGGTCTGGACGCCGGAGAACGACGACGACCGCGCATTCGTGAGCCAGATTCTCCGCGAACTGCTGACCGAGTTCCGGAAACCCGTCGTGAAGGACGACGACGAAATGGCGGAGAGAATCAGCGACTACTATGACCGCTGCGCGAACGAGGGACGGACGCCCGTGTGGGAGGAAGTGTGCTTGAGCCTGGGGTATGGGCTGAAAAAAGTCAATGCGATTATACACGGGGAGGAGCGGGGGTTTACTCCCATCTCATCACAAATTCTCGAAAAAGCCAAAGATTTTCAACAGTCTTTTGACGCGAAACTTGTGGTCGCCGGGAAGATGAATTTTTTGGCATATTGCTTCCGCGCGAAGTGCTATTACGGGATGCGGGATAACGCAGAATTGCCCGAAACTACGCGAAATCCGATGGGTGAGGCGAATCTCACGCCGAAGCAGTTGCAGGAAAGATATTTGCAAGGAATGAGGGAAAGCGACTATGAAGACAAGACCTTGAAGTGAGGCAAAAGGTTTGATTTTCGACAGTGATAAGGGACTGACCAGTGATATGCTGCTAAAAGTATTGTGCAATTTGACGAAAGAGGCTTGACGTTCTCTGACCTTCGAGCGACTATTGTCGAGCGACTACCAGGCGGTCAGCGACTATTGAGCGACTATCGCGAAAAAATATCAGCGACTATTGCGAACCCGAAAAAGAAAATCCGATTTTTGAAACTCGCAGAAAAAATTTCAAAAACCGGATCGAAAATTTTTCAGAAATCGGCAGGAAATTGAACAAATTCTGAGGGGGGCTGTCCGGGCGGCGGGCAGTCCCTCTCGCTATGTCCGGGCACCTCGAGGCGGCAGAGCGGCGCGGCGGGCGGCTGCGTATGACCGCGCAGGACGCGCACAGACGGCGCAGGACGCGCACAGACGGCGCAGGACGCGCACAGACGGGCGGGGCGGTATATTTACCCTCTCGAGGGATTAAACGTGCTCACGGGGCTTGTAGCGGCTCACAGAGATATACAACCTCGAGGGCGGCACGGATCAGCGGGCGGACGCGGCGGGCGTGGGGCGGTTGTGCACCCTCTCGAGACGGTGGGCGGCGTGTATACAGCTGTGAGGCTCTGTGGGGCTGCGTGCGGGACGCTTACGCTGTGGGTGGTATAGATACCCTCTCGAGGCTCTGCGGGCGTCCTGCGGGCTTGTAGCGCGTCACGGCACGGGCGCAAAAAAAGCCCCGGCAGTCCGGACGGGCTACCAGGGCATAAAAAGACCGCCCACGCGGGGCGGTCGGGGGTTATGAGTTACGCGCTATGTCTAGCAGCACCAGGATCGGTAGCAGCAGCGCATACAAGATGATCACGCTATCACCTCCCACACACAGTATAGCACACCGGCGAGCGGTTGTCAAGGGGGTCACAGCGTCTCTGCGGCTGCGATGATGTCCGCTTTGGCACCGTCGGTCAGGACCAGTTGACCGCGGGACGTGCCGCAAGTGTCGCGGATGACGCGTACAAGATACCAACCCGCCGGGCGGCGGACGACACTAAAGTGTGTGCTGTCGGGGCGGTAGCCGTACGCATGGGGGAAACTCTGCGCGTTGGGGTCACAGTGGATCTCGCAGCCGGGCAGGTGCTTTTTTAGGACGCAGCGCGGGACGCTGTCGATGGCGTCCATGATGTCGTCGACGGACAGTAGGCGGACGGACGCGCGCCCCTCGGCAGCGTGGATGATCTCGCGCAGCTCGGCGGACGCGGCGACATACGCGGCACGGGCAGCGTCTGCGGCTGCCTTGGCGGCGGCCTTCTCTGCGTCGGTGTAGTAGGATATGCCGGCGCGGTGATCAGCGGTGCGCTGTGCAGCCTTGGCGGCGCTCCAGGCGGTGATAATGGCGGTCAGCTTGTACGGCTTTATATTTGTAGTAAACACGATATACTCTCTTTCTCCCGCCTTTAGCCGGGCGGGGCGGCGGGTTAAAATTAAAGCGCTGCAAGCAGCTGTAAAGCGTTATCGGGTGTGATGTCGTGGTCGTGCCCGGCGAGTACCAGGGCGGCGACCTCGTGCCGCTCCGGGACGCGGGCGCCGTCTGCGCGGCGGTAGTGTATGCGGTAGTCGCTGCCCATATACGGCGAGACGCCGGGCGCGTGCTGTAGCTCTGCGAGTTTGGCGGCGATAACCTCCGCCGTGGTGCGGTAGCCTTTTTTGATATCTGCCCACATGGTCTCACCTCCCCGCCATGCTGTACAGCGCGTCCGCGGTGACCCGCAGGGCGCGGTTTACCGGGTCGGACAGGTCGGCAACGGTGCCGTCTCCGCACACCTGACGTAACCGGTGCAGGTGATGCGCGAGCTGCACAGCCGGGCACCAGATATACAGCTGCCCGCGGTGGTCGTGGGCGTATATGCTGCCGTCGGACGCGATCAGCAGCTGCCGGTCGGCGGCGTCGCGGTACTGCCAACGTCCGGCTCTGCCGTCCCATGGTTTTAAGACCTCTGCCGTCATGCCCTCGCCCCCTCTCGTGCGATCTCGCGGTTGGTGACGATCCAGGCGGCAAGTAGGCGGTCACAGGTCTCGCGGTCTGCGCCCCTGCAAGCCTCTGCAAGCTCTCGGACGCCCACAGCCCGGACGCCTGCCGCGGGGCGGTAGCCGGTGCAGATAGTCAGCCCGGCGATGGTGTAGACGTCGCAGTTCCAGCCGTACACGCCCGCCGTGTAGTAGTCGGGCTCTATGCCCTGCAAGGCGTCTTGCAGCTCGCAGTAGCCCGTGCGGACGGAAGGGCGTCCGGCACTCTCCGCCTCGCGGATGTAACGGGCGGTGATGCGCTGCTTGGTGCGGGAGCCGTATGCGATGCGCTCGCGGTGGATGTTGTCCAGGGCGTCTGCGTTCTCTGCCGCCCTCTCGGCGGTCTCGGTCTCGGTCTCGGTCTCCGGCTCTGCTGCCGGGGCGGTGTCGGTGGCCTCGTCTGCCTCTGCGTCGATCAGGTAGTAGTATCCGTGCCCGGTCTTCTCATCGTCAAACTCAAACTCACAGATTTCGTTGTACAGACGCCCGTCCTGGCGGATATACGTCTGCATGTCGTACGGCTTGGAGCGGCTGATGCAGTGCGTGCCGTCGTGCTCGGTATCGTAGTTCGGCTCGCTGCCGGCCGCGAAGTAATCGAGATCAAGACAGCCGCAGAACGCGTCGCCGCCGGTCGCCTTAAGTCTGCGGCGGGCGTACGCGAGGAACTGCGCCGGGGTGACGTTGCGGCGCTGTATTTCGATAGTGTAGTTGGTTTTCATGGTGTACCTCTTTCTGCCCTCTCGGGGGCTTGCTTTGTTTGTGATTATATTATAGCACACTTTTTTGCTGTTGTCAAGGGGTTTCAGCAATTTTTTTTGCTTTTTTTCAAGTTTTTTTCACCGCCGCAAAAAGTACACTTTAGCGGCGGTCGCCCGGACGGCGGCGGGTACCCCGGGGGGTGCATACGGCGCAGGCGTGGGGGAGTTGACCCTCCCGACCAAAGAAAATCCAAAAAAACTAGCGATTCAAACATTCGATTTGTCACGGATGAAAAAAATCAAAAAAATTTGAAAAAAGGTATTGACAACAGCATGATTCTGTGCTATAATAGTATCAGAACAAGCGACGCCGAAATTGACAGGTAGCCCGAACGGATGGCTTCCGAAAACGGCAGATGAGGAGAAACCAATGGGGATAACGGAAATAATTCAGGGGATTCGCAAAGAGAAAAAAGTGACCTACGATCAGCTCGCAAAAGCGACCGGAGCGAAGTCATACACCAACGTAAAAAATGTGCTGTCGCGTGACGGCTCGGTGAATGTTGAAACGGCGGTGAAGCTGCTCGAGGCGCTCGGATACGAGATGGTCATTCAACCGAAGAAGCAGGGGCGCAGACCGGATGGGCAGCAGGTTGTGACGATTCCTGAGAAGGGAGGAGACGAGCAGTGACATACGCATATGTCAGGGTTTCGACAATCGAGCAGAACGAGGCACGGCAGATAGACGCACTCGAGGCGTCCGGCATCGCGTTCGACCGGGTATTCATGGATAAGCAGTCCGGCAAAGACTTCAACCGCACCGAATGGCAGGAACTTCTCGGGACGATCGGAAGCGGCGACCTCCTCGTCGTGAAGTCTATCGACCGCCTGGGGCGCGATTATGAAGGCATCATCGAAATGTGGCGGAAGATAACGAAAGAGATCGGCGCGGACATCTACGTTCTGGATATGCCTATACTCGACACGCGAAAGAACAAGGATATGCTCGGAACATTCATATCCGATCTTGTTCTCCAGCTGTTGTCATATGTTGCGCAAACCGAACGTGAGAATATCAAACAGCGTCAGGCAGAGGGAATAGCTTCCGCAAAAGCACGCGGCGTGAAGCTCGGAAGACCGTGCGCAGAAATTTCAGCGAGCGCGTTCGAATCATACCGCGAAAAGGTCGAGCGCAAAGAGATATCCATCACTCAGGCTTGCCGGGAGCTCGGGATTTCGACCGACACATGGTATCGGCGCGTGAAAGCGGCATAATTCCACCAACCTTCCACCAACATTCCAACAAGGAGGCAACCATGAATCCAGCACAAAGAAATTGCAACGAGACGGCAGCACGCAACATCAACGCCCTAACTTACGCACATAAGCTGCTGATAGACGGGCTTGACCGATATGGCAGAACCGAACAGATTCAAAAGGCGTATGAAGCCCTCGACGAGGCGTTTTACGCGGCGATTCGCGCGGAGAGCGAGCGGATTGTACTGAGCGGCGAGACGAGCCGTGAACCGAGCCGTAACACCGTAACACCGGAATCACGTGTAACGGAGCGGGTCAGCCGTAACACCGTAACACAATAACACGTGTAACGGCGGAGAGCGGTTAGTTTGAACTTAGTTTGAGCTTAGTTTCAAGTTAGTTTTAACTTAGTTTTAACCAATACGCAAACAAGGTGTAAACGTCCCGCGAGTTGCCTGCGGTTTAACACAGAATTAGCACGAGTTTAACACGAATTCAGCGTTAAATGTCAATGCGCAACGCTGATTCAGTGTTAAAGGCTCCGAACCGCAACCGGCTTTCCCGAAAAGGAAAGACAGCAAACAGATACCGCAAACGTTCACCTGACCGCAAGAAGCGGTCACGGAATAACAAGCAATCCCGCACCGGCATCGTGCCGAGCGGAGTACCGAACCCCTATACTTAGAGCGCCCAGAGCGCCATTTTCAGAGGAGAGTGGCGTCTTGGGCGCTTTTTCATGTGAAGATACTGGAAAGAAGAAATCAAAAAAGGGAAAAAATGGGAACAAGGCGATAATCCCCGGCTTCGAGAACTGGAACGAACAGCTGCCGGAGTGCGTCGCGCTGTGCGAGGCTATCGCGGCGTACGGGACGGACAGCCTTTCGGTCGCGAAAGACTACTTCGACGCGCTGCGGGGGCTCGCGCAGGACAATTCGACGGAATCGTTCGAGGAAGAAACCGCCTACATGGTGGCGAAAGGGAAAGAATTCTTCGACGTCGTGAACCGTATGCTCGCGAGATCAGCCGCCGCGAGGACGTCAGCCGCGCCGGAATGGTACGAGCTGAAGCGGAAAGTCTGCCTGCTGCTCGCGCCGCACTCATTCGATCACTATATGCAGTATGTCGAATGGAACAGAGAGCCGTCGAGAAAGTTCTGGGTACCGAGAAGAAATGTTCTGATGGGGCTGTGCAACGATCTGCAAGACCTTGAAGAGCATAAGATTAAATTCCTCGGGGTGTCTCTTCCGCCGCGAACCGGCAAGGCATTGAGCGACAAGACGCGCATTCTGACCACGCGCGGGTGGGTGAACCACGGTGATCTTCGCGTCGGGGACGAGGTATACAATCCGGACGGGAAGCCGGTCAAAGTCACGCACGTGTTCCCGAAGTGCAAAGTTAATATCCGGGTCGGGTTCTGGCTGAGTGGACGCCACACATATATCGACTGCCACGAAAACCACGAGTGGGTAGTATTCAAGGGGCGCGAAAGACATCCGCGCATTGTCACGACAAAGAAGCTGATGGAGGACTACGCAAACTTCGACCCTGATAAAGCGAGATTCAAGACCCTCTATTACATCGTCCAACGGTTCGACACGAACAACGCGTGGAAAATGCGAGAGCTGAACAAGCCGAGAAGGATAAAATTCGACAGTTTCGAGCGCATCGAGCCGGTACAGGGCAATTGCATCTCGGTCGAAGGTGGCGTATACCTCGCCGGAGACCGTCTCATTCCGACACACAACTCCACCCTCTGCATCTTCTTCCTGACCTGGCACATGGGGCGACATCCCGACGATTCATCTGCTATGGGCGGGCACTCCGACACGCTCGTGAACGGGTTCTACGGCGAGCTGAACGCGGTGCTCGACGCGGACGGCGAATACCTCTGGCACGACGTGTTCCCGCACGCGCAGATCGAGAGCCGGTCGGCGAAGTACCTGCAAATCAACCTCAATCACCCGAAGAGATTCCCGACGATGACGTGCAGATCGGCAGAGGGCACATGGACGGGCGCGATTGACATCTCGCGCGACGGTATACTCTACGTCGACGACCTCGTGAAAGACCTCGAGGAATCGCTGTCCCCGTCCCGCCTCGACGCGAAATACAACATCTACCTGAACCAGATGAAAGACCGTATGAAGGACGGGGCGCTACAGCTCATGGTCGGTACGCGCTGGAATGTCATGGATCCGCTCGGACGAATCCGCGAACAGTACCGCGACGATCCGGATTACCGCTTCACGGTCATTCCCGCGCTCGACGCGAACGGCGAATCGAACTTCCAGTACGAATACGGCGTCGGATTCTCAACCGCCTACTACCGCGACATGAAGAACTCCATCGACGACTGCACATGGTGCGCGAAATACCAGGGCGCACCGTATGTCCGCCAGGGGCTCGTTTTCCCGCCGGATTCGCTGCTCCGCTACAACGGCGTCCTGCCGGGCGGATCACCCGAACGGATTATCGCCGCGTGCGACGTCGCGTGGGGCGGCGAGGACTATCTGTCAATGCCCATCGTCTACGTTTACGGCGACGGCTCCATGTACTGTGTCGATGTGGTGTTCTCGAACGCGAACAAAGTCTTCACGCAGCCCGAAGTGGTCGGCAAGCTGCTGATTCACCGCCCGCACCAGGTACAGTTCGAAGCGAACAACGGCGGAACCGAATACGCGCAGACGGTCGACGAAATGCTCCGCGCGAAAGGGTGCTCACTCAACATCTCAACGCGCCGCGCCCCCGGCAATGCCTCAAAGCTCTCCCGCATCATCCAGTACGCGCCGGACATCGCGAAGATTCACTTTCTCGACTTCGACCACTCGACGCCGGAATACCGCTCGTTTATCGAATGGCTCTGCTCATTCGTCTCGCTCGGCAAGAACGTTCACGACGACGCGCCCGATTCGCTCGCACAGCTCATGGACTTAGCGACTGGAAACTGGGGCATCGTATCGGTTCAGAAACGGCTATTCTGACGTTCATTGCAGAATACTGTCGCACGTGGCGGGATTTCGTAATATAGCAACAATTTGGTTCGAAACACTTGACAAATTCTTGTTCAAGGTGTATAATAATATATGGCAGGCGACCCCTTTCCCTTCTGCCTGTCTGCCATGCTCCGCACCGTTTGCGGATATGGTTTTCTCCTCCACCCCGGCGCTGTTTTTAACCTTTCTCACGCCGGGGTGAATATTACAAAGAACTGGTGGTGAAAGAATGGCGGATGAACAGAACAGCATATCAGACGTCTCCCCGGTACTGACCGGGCGGCACGTCATATATACGGACGCGGAAACAGTCGATGCGGCGAATGTCATACAGGTACTGAATGACGTCCTCCCGATCTTTTACCGGAACCAGAGCGAAATAAACTATCTCTACGGCTACTACAAGGGCAAGCAGCCCATTCTCAACCGCGTCAAGGAAGTCCGACCGGAGATCAACAACAAAATCGTCGAGAACCACGCGTGGGAAATCGTCTCCTTCAAGGTCGCGTACCTTCTCGGAGCGCCTATCGCCTACACGCGCCGGAAAATCCGGAGCGGAGAGGCACGTATGACCATGACGCCCGACGAGATAACAGCTGCGCAGACGCGCGACCCGGTATCCGAAAAGGTCGGACGGCTAAACGAAATCATGCACGTCCTCGACAAGGAAGCTGTCGACCACGATATCGCCGAGTGGAACCACATCTGCGGAACCGCTTACAGATATGTCGTCGGGAACCTCGCGAACGACGAGAAAATCGAAATCGGCAGTCTCGACCCGAGACGAACCGGCGTCGTCTACTCGAAAGAGCTCGGCGCAAAGCCCGTCATGGCGTTCCAGGAGACACTCAGGGACAATCAGCAGACAATCTACACCGTCTGGACGGACGCCATGCAGTTCGAGATCGTGAACAACACCGTCACGTCCTCGAGACTCCACGGTATCGGGGCGGTTCCGATCATCGAGTACCCGCTCAACAACGCGCGGCTCGGTTCATTCGAGGTCGTTCTCGAAGTGCTCGACGGCATCAACAAGCTGTCCTCGAACCGGCTTGACGGCACGGAACAGTTCGTCCAGAGTTTCATTAAATTCGTCAACTGCCAGATAGACCCCGAGAAGTACAAAGAGTTCCGGCAGGAAGGCGCTATCGTCATCAAGTCGGACAACTCGAACCCCTCGGACGTCGATATCATCTCATCCGAGCTCGATCAGTCACAGACGCAGGTCGAAATCGACCACCTTTATCAGCAAGCCCTCACGATATGCGGTATGCCGGACAGAAACGGCGCGAACCGCACGACCGGAGACACCGGCAACGCCGTACTGCTCCGCGACGGATGGGCAATGGCGGAAAGCTGCGCCAGAGACACCGTCATGCAGTGGGAACGAAGCGAAAAACAGTTCCTCCGCATCGCGCTGTCACTTCTCAAAACATACGGCAAGCTCGATCTCGGGCTCGCCGACATCGACATCCGGTTCACGAAAGGCAACACGGAGAACATGCTCGTCAAAACGCAGGCTCTTATGAACCTTCTCGACGCCGGAGTACATCCCGAAATCGCGTTCGGTATTCCGCACCTGTTCGACGACCCGAACCAGGCGTATATCGACTCGATCCCATACCTCGCCGCGCGGCTCCAGAGCGGGGCTGCCGGGCAGGACAATTCAGGGCAGAAAGACGCAAAACAAAGCAATTCAGGGCAGGACAAGCCCGGAGGCAGAAGCAATGACGGAAACCAAAACAATTCCGGCGGCGGAAGCTCCGGAACTGATTAAAGTCCGCTGCCCACACTGTGGAAGGCTCCTCGGGGCAATAAACGGTGTGGCGGAGATAAAGTGCCGCGGCTGCGGAACGACGGTCAGAGCCCGCACAGAAGGCTCACACGCTGTCATACGAACGGTCGCGTCATAAGCGGGAACACCCCCCCGCACCACAACACAGAGCGCCAAGAGCGCCAGATATCTACAGGTTTTTACACAACCTGTCGGTTCTGGTGCTCTTTTTAATTTATTAAGCCCACTCCCCGGGGCGACGCTGATTTTAATTTATTAAACAATGGACAGAGAAGTCCGAAAAACGCAAATTTACGGCGGAGAGAACCGCCTCACCAAACGCAGAAAGGGATTATCACATGGAACTCAGAGATTTACTCGGCGAAGACTACCGCGAAGGAATGACGGCCGAAGAGATCGCGACGGCGCTCTCGACCAAGAACTTCGTGAACAAAGAGACCTTCGATAAGACCGCGTCCGACCTCGCCAAAGCGAAAAAGGACATGAAGACCAACGAAGGCACTCTCACCGAACGCCTCGAAGCGCAGAGACAGCAGATCGAACAGCTCACCGTCAAGGCGAACCGTCAGGAAGCGGCAAGCATCCTCGCGGGCAACGGCATGACGAAGGAGGCCTACGAGACCTTCCTCGACGGCATTGTCACCACCGACGCGGAGAAGACGACCACGGTCGCCACGGCAATTGCGGCTGCGTTCAAGGCTTACGGAGAAGCGACGGCGAACAAGGTCAAGGGAGAACTCGCGGCGGGCGGCAAAGCCCCCTCACAGGCTCCCGCGACCACCACCATGACCAAGGAAGCTTTCGGCAAGCTCACCTTCGCCGAACAGGTACAGTTCAAGAACGATAATCCGACCGAATACGCGGCACTCTTCAAAGCGTGACCGCACAACCCCATTTTTCGAAAGGATGATTAAACAATGGCAAAGACCTACCTCAATTACCCCTTTGACGACGATCTCTTCATTGCCCGCTGGCTTGCGGAGCCGGATTCCGAAAAGACCGCGCTCCTTGATTCCGGCGTAATGGTTGAAGACCCGGTGCTCGCCTCGAGGCTCATGTCCTCCGGCAACTACGGCACTATCCCCTTCTATAAGACCCTCACCGGCACTCCCGTGAACCACGACGGCGCGACCGACATCACCGCGACCGAGACCCAGGCAGACCAGCAGAACTTCGTCGCGTACGGTCGCGACGTCGCATGGACTGCACGCGATTTCGTCGGCGAGCTCTCCGGCGCTGATCCGATGGGGCACATCATCTCGTCCGCCGCGAGATTCTGGGCGAAGTATCGCCAGAAGAAGATTATCGCCATCCTCGGCGCTATTTTCGGCATCACCGGCAACGCCGCGTGGACTGCCCACACCGTCGACGTCGGCTCCGCTACCGCGACCGCGAGAAAGATCGAGGCGACCGACCTCAACGACCTCGCGACCGACACCCTCGGCGACAACAAGGACGCGTACAAGCTCGCTATCATGCACTCGTCCGTCGCCCGCACCCTCGAGAATCTCCAGGTTCTCGATTACTGGAAGCAGACCGACGCGAACGGCATTCAGAGGAATATCGGTCTCGCGTCCGTGAACGGCTACACCGTTATCATCGACGACGGCGTTCCGGTCACCACTGTCGGCGGTACTGAGGCGAACAAGGATCTCAAGAAGTACACGACCTACCTCCTCGGCACTGGCGTTCTCCGCCACTGCTGGGCAAGGCAGGACGTTCCGGTCGAAGTTCTCCGCGAGCCGCTGAAGAACAACGGTCAGGACACTCTCGTCACGAGAATCCGCGAGTGCATCCACCCGAACGGCTTCTCCTTCAAGCTGCCCACCACCGGCTGGACGAACTCCCCCACCGACGCGCAGCTCGAGGCGTCCACGAACTGGGCTCTCAAGTTCGCTCCGAAGGAAATCCCGATCGCACGCCTCATCACGAACGGCTAAACCATGACCGCAGACGAGAAGCTTATCCGGCTGAAACGGATGATGCGGCTTCCCGACACGGACGACGACACGCTTTCGGCGTTCCTCGACTTCACACGGGACGAAATCCTCTCGTGGAGGTACGGAGCGACCGGGAGCATACCGGACGACGTGACCGACGTGCCGCAGGAATATGAAAGCGTCCAGCTGAACGCCGTCATGATCGGCTTCTCGCAGATCGGCGGCGAAGGCGAAACCGCTCACAACGAAAACGGAATCTCGAGGCAGTTCGGGTATTCGTCCTGCCTCGAATACATCCACAAGAACGTAATGCCGTACGTCGGGGTGATCTCATGAGGACACTCGCGAAGAACCGGATTCCGTACTGGTACGCCCTCTTCGCGGGCACTCAGGACGTCACCGACGAAGACGGCAACTACACGGGCGAACAGGAAGTCATCTATACCGAACCCGTCAAGGCGTGGGGCAATATCTCCGCCGCCAAAGGCGATTCATACGCCGCCGGGTTCGGAACGATGGTCGACTACGACAAGGTGCTCTGCACCGAAACGACCGACCTCGACGAGAACGCGGTTGTCTGGCTCGACGCAGAGCCGACCGCCGCCCCGTACAACTACCGCGTCAGGCGGGTATCGAAGTCAATCAACGGCACACTCGTCGCGCTGAAACAAGTCGACGTAGGCGCGTAAGCGAAGGAGAACACCATGCGAAAACGCATCACCGTCCGGCTCTCGCCCGGAAGTGTCAGGTCGGCTCTCGATGAGGTCGCATCCCTCATGTCAGCCAACCGGAACCGGCTTGACGACACCGCGCGTGATATCGCCGAACGGATATGCGAAAAAGCGCAGAGGAACTTCGACGCCGCGTGGTACGACAGCCTCGCGAGAGGCGTCAGAGGCGAAGCCGACGTTAAGTGCCGGGTAGAAAAGACCGGTAGCGGCTACAAAGTCATCGCCGAAGGGGCTGAGGTGACGTTCGTCGAGTTCGGGGCAGGAATCTATTACAATCCCCCCGCCGGAGCGTCGCCACACCCCAAAGGCGCGGAACTCGGATTCGTTATCGGCGGATATGGCAAGGGGCAGGGCAATCAGAAGGCGTGGGGCTACTACGCCGAAGACGGCAACCTCGTCGTCACGCACGGCACGGCGGCGCAGACGCCGCTGTACAGGGCCTTTGAAGAGGTATTACAGGAGGTGAAGAAACGATGATCGATTTTGAAAACACATTCGTCGACGCTGTGCGAACGGCAGTCGCGAAGAAGTTCCCGAAAGCGACGGTCGTCTCCGAATACGTCCCGAAACCGTCTTCCTTTCCCCATGTGTACATCCGCGAAACCGATAACGTCTCCGAAGCCGCCTCTTTCCGCATAATCGGCGGAGAAACCAACGCGCGGCTCTCCTATACCGTCGACGTGTTTTCAAACAAAAAAAGCGGGAAAAAGAGCGAATGCAAAGCAGTGATGACCACGGTCGACGAGACTATGCAAAGCTACAACTTCCAGCGTACATTCTGCAACCCCTTCCCGAACGAGAACGACGCGTCCATCTACCGGATGGTCGCGAGATACACGAAACTGCAATCAGCAGAAATGGAGGTATGACAAATGACCACCAACGGCATTAAATTCTATTACGCTCCCGAGGCTACCGCGGGCACTCAGCCCACCACCGGATGGGTTGAAATCCCAAACGTCGTCAGCTGGGGCGAAATCGGTTCGACCCCCGACACCATCGAAATCACCCCGGTCTCCGAGACCGCGTTCAAGCGCTACGAGCAGGGACTGTCTGACACCGGCAGCGTCGACGTCACCGGCAACTGGGCTTCTGATTTCATCAACGCGTGGGAGGAAATGAGAGAGGCTGCGGCAACCGCGGCGGCAGCGGGCAAAACCCTCTGGTTCACTCAGGTCATCCCGAACTACGAAAAGAGCTTCTACTATTCCGGTTCCCCCTCGATGCTCAGATTCCCCGAAGTCACCTCGAACTCGGCTTTCCAGGTGTCCGGAACCATCACCGTAAACAAAGTCACCGGTCTCGCGGCGAAGCCCACTATCGGCGGCTGATAAACAAAGGAGATAAACCATGATCATCAACGGCAAGGAAATAACGGCAAAACCTATCGACTTCAACGCCACGATCGAACTCAACGATCTCGGCGGCGACATCTACTCCTTCGGCACGAAGCCCCTCGCGGCGCTCAGAGCATACCTCGCGTACTGCGCGGGCATCGACGCCGAGGAGGCGGGGCACGAAATCGAATCCCACATCGTAGGGGGCGGTGACCTCTCTGACCTCTCGACGGCATTCATGAAGGCGTGCGACGACAGCGCTTTTTTCAAAGCGATGATCGCGAAGGCGAAGACGGCGGAGAAGAAACAGGCAAAGAACGCCTGACTCCGAACGCCGCCGAAACGGTATACGAAAACTGGCTTCCTGCGGCTTACAGGATCGGGCTTGACCTAACCACATTCTGGCGGCTCAATCCACGCCGCATGAAGCCTTTTCTCGATATATTCGAAAAGAACCAGCGTGAAGAACGCGATCGGATGAACTTTCACGCATACATGACCGGCATCTACGTCCGGGACGCCATCGGCGCATGCTTCTCGAAGAACGGAAAGTTCCCGGATCGTCCGTACGATCTGAGAAGCGAAGAGGAAAAAGCGACCGCAATCCCCCCCGAAGAATACGCACGGAGATTGATCCTCATGCAGGAATACCACGACAAAGAAAGAAAATTAAAAGAAAAGTTCGGAGGAGGTGAAATAAATGGCAGATAACGAAGTGCAAATAGACAGTTTATCAGTCGCGATAGAGGAAAGCGCGGGCACGGCGTCGAAAGATCTTTCGCGCCTCGCGTCGAGCCTAAAAAAGCTGCAAACAAGTGTCTCCTCGCTCAATATGTGGGACGCGATACGGCAGTTCGACGCTCTCGGAGCCGCCGCAGGCAGCCTGACCTACTTCTCGACGGCGCTGGACAGCCTGAGAAACGCGAAAATCTCCTCCTCCATCGGTCGGCAGCTCAAAGAAATCGGTGACGCGGCAAACAGTCTCGGCTCGCTCGACACGGCAGCACTCGACAAAGTAAAAGCCCTCGGCGAATCCCTGAAGCCGCTCGGCGAACTCGGACGCGCACAGCTTACCTCATTTATTAATCAGCTCGCGAAGCTTCCCGCGCTTTCCGAGAGTCTCGACACCGTCGACATGGATCGCTTCACGGCGACGATTGAACGGCTCACAGCGGCAATGGCTCCCCTCGCGACCGAGATGGACAAAATCGCCCGCGGATTCGCGGCGTTTCCGCAGAGAATTCAGACCTTCATTAAAAATAATGAAGCGGCGACGTCCTCGGTCAAAAAGTCGAAAAAGGAAATGAGCGGATGGCAGGAAACGCTCGGAAAGATTCTCGGGCAGCTCGAGAAGATCGAAAAGAAGCCGTCCATATTCAAGAAGCTGCTTTCGGCGGCAGCGCTCAGCAAAATACGAACTGGGCTTGATAAGACGATCAGCTCCGCTAACGAATACATCGAAGCCCTGAATCTCTTCTACGTTGCGATGGGCGGATACTCCGAGAAAGCGCAGGAATACGCCGAAATCGTCGGCGACAGCTACGGAATCGACCCCGCCGAATTCATGAAGATGCAAGCGACCTTCATGGATATGTCGAAATCATTCGGCACGGCGAGCGGCACAGCGTATACCATGTCGAAGGCGCTGACGCAGTTGACTTATGATATATCATCTCTTTACAACCTTAAAGTCGACGAATCGCTGAACAAAGTGCGTTCGGCTCTGGCTGGCGAAATTGAACCCGTTAATTATCTGGCGGCTTGACGCGAAACCGCGTCTCGAACAACATAGTGAACCCGCAAATGCGGGGTGTGTATCTCACGATAGGATGCGCAGGAAATGGCGCATAGGAGATATGCTGACAGGGAACCACTAAATCTGAATATGCAAGGAATAATTTACCAGTACAAAATCGGAAACAAGCTTTATGTCGGAAAAACTCTTGCGCTCGAGAGAAAACGGCAAGCAAAGCACAAATTTGAAGCATACAAACTTCATAAGGAAACGCCGCCGACGGCAAATCTTGTACTTGCGGTGGACTTACATGGAGCCACGACGGCAAACCTCATGAGCGCGAAGACTTAATTAAAAAATTCCGAAAACCTATCGTTTGTATCGAAACTGGTATCGAGTACAAATCGATATATGAAGCATCAAAATTATTCCTTCCCGAAGAACCATGCGCCAACACGAAGCCCAAAATCCAAATGTCGCTCAAACATGGATGGGCTGTGAGTGGCTACCACTTCAAATATTCAGACAAGTAAATCCTGTGCTATCTTGGAAACAAGGTAGTCTAACGACCATCCCTCGGCGGCGAAATTCCGCAACAGGAGTAGGGCGACGGTGAAATTCCGGCGCGGGTGAAAATCCCTTAAATCGAAGTGCTATGATACCGTTCTACGGTATGTGATATGGTCTACTCCCACTGCCCTGAGCAGTGTTAAAGTACCGCGAAAGCGGGGGTATAATGGCAGACAATTAGGAAAGGATCTTTCCGTCGCGAACCTCAAGCTCCTCGCGACCGAACTCGGCATCACCGCGAACGTCGACGCCATGAACCAATCCGAAAAGGCAATGCTCCGCACGATCTCGCTGCTGAGACAGTCGAAATCGGCTATGGGCGACATGGCGAGAACGCTCGAGCAGCCCGCGAACCAGTTCAGAATCCTCAAAGCGCAGCTGACGCTTCTCGGACGCGCAATCGGTGAGCTGTTCCTGCCGATGGTGCAGAAAGTCCTCCCGTACATGATCGCGCTCGTCAAAGTCGGGCAGCGCATTGTCTCGGCTTTCGCAGCCCTCGCAGGGTTCGAACTGCCAAAATTCGACTACGCGGATTCCATTGTCGATGGGAACGAAGAAATCGCCGATTCCGCCGACGAAGCCGCGAAGAGCGTCAAAAAGCTCTATCAGCTCTCGTTCGACGAGTTGAATATTCTCGGCTCGCAGAACAGCTCCTCGTCCGGAAGCGGGACGAGCGCGGCGGATATCGCGAAGCTTGAAGAGGAGCTGAACCGGCTGTCGGCAGAGTGGGACACCGCGTTCTCGAAGAAGATCGGGGAGACCACTGACAAGATTGCGGAGCAGATTGAGAGCTGGATCACGAAAGGGCAAGACGTCGAAGATTGGGCGGCTGGTGTCTGGGAAGACTTCAAGGGCATCAAGGACGCCGCGGCGGCGGTCGCGGATTCACTCGGGCTCTGGAAGATTCCCACCGCTATCGCAGACCTCGCGAAGTCCCTCGGGCTTGATGTCGGGGCTGTCGACTTTAATTTCGGAACATCCACGCAGGGCAAAGTCACCGGCGGCGACACGCTGAAAACGCTGCTCGGAAGCGGGCTGGGGCTGGCGCTCGGAATCGGGGCGCTGGCAATCGCGGCAACGGGCAACGGCGGCGGGCTCCTTGCGAAAGGTCTCGGAATCGCTCTCGGAATCGGCGCGATAGATATGCTCTATGACAACGTGACGAGCGGAAAGAACGACACGAGCACCGGGAACGGGCTGCTGAAGACAGTCACAAATGCTCTCAGCCTCGGTTTGCTCGGAGCTTCGCTCTCACTGCTCAGCGGCAAGGGGCTGAAATATTCCGTCGCATTGGCACTCGGGATATCGTCGGCAACGTTACTGTTTGACGGAATCACCGGCATAGTAGACACCGACCCGGACAACGACTTCGCGTCGGTCGTCAAACTCGGCATTGGTTCCGCACTCGGCGGTGTCGGATTGATGTGGGCTGGCGGCATGGGGCGGCTTAAGTATACAATGTCTATGGCGCTCGGAATAACCGCTCTGGCACTTGATTTTTCTGCGGTTCAACTTCTTAGCGACAGCAATCCAGATAACGACCTTCTCGGCAAAGTGCTCGACGGACTATCGCTTGCGCTCTTTTCTGGGGCTGCCGCCAAATCCGGCGCAGGCGCGGTTGCCGGAGGAATCCTCAAATTTCTGGGTGTTGGTGCTGGGGCGGCTACTGCTGGAGGCACGATTCTGGTTGGCGCGGCATTAAAGGTCATTTTTGATCTGATTTTTGACTTTGAAAACACCAAAAACGGTATATTGGATATTACTGGATTGGGAGACGTAATCTATTCGAAGGATAACGTACTTAACATCGCGAAGAAGCAGATCGAAAAGAACAAAAAGGAAGCCGAAGAAACCGTCAAGCCGAGTACTGCGACAACCGAATTTCAGCGGATGCAGCAGAGCTCACTCGATTCACTTTCTAAACTGTCGCAAGGCGTGAATTCTGCTGTCGGTGACTGGTTTCAGTCGCTCAAAAAGATCGGAAGCGAAGTTTCTGGAATCGCGGAAACGGACATTTACAAACCGCTTTACGACAAAACAACGCAGATGGGAACCGATCTCGCCGACAAAGGCAAGTCAGCCGGTGAAAACGTCGCGAAAGGCTTTGTCGCCGGAGTAGACTATAACGCCGATTACGTCGCGAAGGGCATGATCGACGCGGCACGGAACACTATGGTTCAGTTCACCGACGTTCTCGGCATCCACTCCCCGTCGACCGTGTTCAAGGAATATGGTCAGTATGTCGACCTCGGATTCGCCGAGGGCGTCACGCTCGGGCTGCCGAACATCACGGACGCTTTCGGAAACGTCTGGACGTCCATCCGCGTGGACTTCTCATCCTTCGCGAACGGCTTGCTCGCGTCGGCGAGAACTTTTGTGAACCAACTGAATCAGACGCTTTCGTTCGTGTCCTTTAACGGCGGAAGCGCGGCGAAATCCATCATCGGCAAAACGCCGAAAATGATTCCCGCCTTCGCCACCGGCGGATTCCCCGAGGACGGAATGTTCTATGCCAACTCCGGAGAGCTCGTCGGGCGGTTCTCCAACGGACGGACGGCTGTCGCGAACAACGCGCAGATCATTGAAGGCATCGAGAACGCCGTCTACCGCGCGATGACAGCCGCACAGCGCGGCTCAGGACGCGGGGGCAAGATAGAACTCGTCCTCGACAAGCAAGTCGTCGGACGCGCTTTCGGAGACGCCATAGACTCCGAAAAGAGGCGCTCCGGCGCGAACACCAAAATCACATTCACGAACGGAGGGACGCGGTAATGGTTAAAGTTGACGGAACAGACTACGGCGCAATCGTCACCGCACTGACGCGAAACTTCGAAGTCGTCGACGGCGACAACGCCGGGCGCACACTCGACGGCGTCATGCACCGCGACCTCATCGGAACCTACTACAACTATTCCATCACGATCAACACCGACCGTATGTCCCAGGCTGAGTACAACGCAATCTACAAGACGATTTCCGCGCCGGTCGCAAGTCACGACATCGTCGTCCCGTTCGGCAACGAAACGCTGTCATTCAAGGCGTATGTCTCGCGCGGCAGCGACGATCTCCTCCGGCAGTACTCTGAGACGAACCGGTACTGGGGCAACCTCTCCTTCGACTTTATCGCGATGGAGCCGCAAAGGAGTGCCGAATGAAGCTCAAAGTATCCTACGCCGACGTCGCTGTCGGGGCGAAAGAAAACTTCGCCCCTTCGGCGGAAGGTCAGGCAAGCATATCCACGCCGACGCTCTTACAGGGCGTGCAGACGCCGATGTACGCGAACCCGTGCGAGATATACTCCGTCCTACTCGACGGCTCTCTCGAGGTTCCGCCGGACGATCCGAAATACGCCCTCGTGTCGGACAGCCTCTCGAGCGCGACCGACGGCAGCTTCGAAACGCCGCTTGTCCTCGCGCTCACCGCGACCGGACAGTACACCTCGCAGGGCATCACGCTGGTATTCGATGAGCCCTCGAACCGGTACGCGACGGCGCTCAGTATCAAGTGGTATCGCGGCGACACGCTGCTCTCCGAAAAGAGCTACACGCCGGACAGCCCGAACTACTTCTGCGCGAACAAGGTCGAGAACTACAACAAACTGATAATCAGCTTCACGGCAATGAATATGCCGCGCAACCGGCTGTACCTCACGGATATCCTCTATGGAACAGTCCGGAACTTCGGGCGGGATGAAATCGAAAACTTCTCACTGCTTCAGGAAGTCGAACCGGTGTCGGAGACTGTCTCCATCAACACCGTCAACTTCACCCTGAAAAAACAGAGCGACGTCGACTTCATCTTTCAGGAAAAGCAGCCGGTCTACACCTACTTCGACGATACACTCGTGCAGACCACATTCATCACGCACTACGAGCGGAACTCCGACAAGACATATGACATCGAATCGGAAGACTACATTTCCATCCTCGACGATTCACCGTTCGACGGGGGGATGTACTCCGAGAAGAACGCCGCCGACCTCATCGGCGAAATGCTCACACCGCTCAAAGTCGAGTACGAAATCGCGGACAGCCTGAAAACCGCGACGCTCACCGGATACCTCGCGATATCCTCCTGCCGCGAAGCGCTGAATCAGATCGCTTTCGCCCTCGGCGCAGTGGTGGACACGAGCTATTCCGACAAGGTCAAGCTGTATAAGCTCTCCGACACCGTCGCGGGCACGCTGAACTCCACGAACACCTTCTCCGGGCAGTCAACCACGTTCCGCGACAAGCTCACCGAACTGCGGCTCACGGCGTACTCCTACGTCACCGGCAGCACCGACTACACCGCGTACAAAGCGGCGGACAGCGGAACCGGAACGAACATCACAGTCACCTTCCCCGAACCGCTCCACTCGCTGTCTATCACGAACGGCACGATCGTCTCGCAGGGCGTGAATCAGGCGGTCATCACGGCGAACGCGAACTGCGTCCTGACCGGGAAGAAGTACGACAAGACCCAGACCGTCGTCACGAAGCGAAATCCGCTTGTCCTCGCGGGGGACAAAGAGAACGTCGTCGAACTCAAAGACTTCACCCTCGTCAACCGGACGAACGCCGACGCGCTCGCTACGGCAGCGTACAACTACTACTCTGCCCGCCGCGAAATATCTGAAAAGATACTCGTCGGAGACCTCACGGTCGGCGACAAAGTAACGCAGGAATACGACTACATGGACGATGTGACCGGACGCATCGTCAGCATGAAATACAACGTTTCCGGAACGGCAAAAGTCGCGGAGGTGACTATCAAATGAGCCTTAATCTTGTATATGACCGGACAGAGGAAGACGAAACCTCTGCCGCCGCGATACGGAGCGCCTATCAGAAACTCGGCAACTGGTCGGGGCTGACTGACGCTGAAAGAGCGCAGCTCGAGCGCGGGGCACTCACCTACAACACCCTCAACCGCGTCGAGCAGGCAGTAAAAACCCTCGCCGCCGCGCTGACGTCGGCGGGGTATCCGGTGGAGGTGACGCCGGTGATGAAGGGGAGGTCGAGGGTGCCGAGCGGGTTTACGGAGGTGGAGTGGATTCAGAGTTCGGGGACGCAGTACATTGATACGGGGGCGATATTTAGTAATGGTGTTCGCGCTGAGACTAAAATTAATCTTACTTCCATTACATCATCTTCAAAGAAAGCACCTATATTTGGTGCGCATAACGCCTCTGAACCTTATGGCAGAGATTATCTATCAATAGATTCAAGCAAGAACTTTGAGATTGGCGGAGGCGCAGGATATCGTTATTTCAAGAATAACACGATTGCAACTAATGTTGATTACGAAGTTGAAGCAAGCAATATTCCGGGACAAGAAAGTTTAGTTGTCAATGGTGAGCTTTACAAATCGACAGGCGGAGCAGCTTATGCAACGCCATTTACAGATTTGTCGCTTTATTTGTTTAGAGTAAATACAACAAATGACCAATGGTTTGAAAATGCGTCAATGAAGTTGTATTACATGAAGATGTATGATTATACGAATGTTCTTGTTCGTGATTATATCCCCTGCAAAAACCCCTCCGGTGCTGTGGGCTTATACGACCTCGTCGGCGGGCAGTTTTACGGCAACACCGGAACCGGGAGCTTCACCGCCGGGGCGGAGGTCGGGAAAGCGGAAGACCGCGAGTGGCAGGAAGGCGACGTGCTGTATCGTCCTCAGTGGACGACATATCTCGACAATGTGCAGCGGCTCCGGGACGCTTACTACACGCTCGCGGAGACGGGGGAGCTTCCCGCGCCGGGGGACAAGCTGAACTACACCGGAGCGAATACCATCGAGAAGGTGCTCGCGGATATCGATTTACTGCTCGACGGCATGAAATCGAGTTATCGCCGGTGCGGGACTTTCCGCGCCGGGAACAACGCGGCACATTTGCCGCTGAAAGGAAGTATCTAATGGCTGTATATCAAGCACCGGATATCAAAGACCGTGTGGCTACCGGCGACGATCTTTACACGATCACGGATGAAGGAACCAAGAAGAAACTCACGCCGTCGCCGACGACAATCGAGGAGCCCGGCACGGAAATCAATAAAGCACTGCTGCAACCGCTTGCGGACACGGTTCAGACACTTGACGCAAACATCATACCATATACGGATTACTGGTGGCGGATTCGTCAGAACGCAGGGTCGTACGTGCTAAACATTTTGCCTGCGACGCAGATTGAAGGCGCGTGGTCAAGCAGAAGAAGCAATTCCGGATCGAATACTTACTGGGTCTGCATACTGGAATGCTGGTACAGAAACAATGGTGATGTGAACGACGGCGAAAGTAAAGACCCTCGCACCATCAAAGTTGCATCCAGTGTAACCATGAGTGCCGCCGGTGTAGTCTCGCTGGTAAATCCTACGAGCTACAATATTTCGCAGGACGATATGAATACGTACTCACAGCGGCAGACATGGGCGACCAGGCTGCGCGGGAAATATGTGTCGGGGCTGTCTGAGAATTCCAGTATCATCTATAAGATTGATTCAAGCGCGGATATAGACGAATGGAGTGCAAGCATCACCGCTGACGGTGAAAACACAAAGTATTACGACTACGGATTCAAAATGAGCGCGATGGGTTCCACGATGGTTCAGGTCGTGACATCGAGATTCAGCGCAACTACGAGCGATTTTGCGTATGAACACAGCGACGACGAGAACCTTTATCCACACTCGGGCACGACGAACGGTGTTGAGTATCAATTCCTCGGAAAAATTTCCGAATTCGCGCCCAAAGCAAACAAATTTAATCTGCAAACCATAAACGTCACGTCTGCCTCGTATGCGAGCAATAAGTTTTCTGCCGCCGTTCCCGGGGACATATGCTTGTTTGTTATTTATGGAGGAAACGACTATGATAGCACCGACACCGGAAATGTCATAGGAATAATCGATAAGGCAAGCGGGCAGGTATTTTGGGTCGGAGGGAGCGAAAGGCGGACAAGCGGCTATTCATATGTCGCCAGCAATATTGTTCGCAGCAGCAGTTATATCTCGACCAGTGGCGATTATCAAATTACCACAAAATATAACAACGGCAGCTTGCTTTTCGGCACGGGGAACGCGTGCAGTGAGAACCATGTCTGCACGATATATTTCCTACCGTTATCTTAAGGAGAGACCGCCATGACCTATCAACTCTGGGACAAGCAGTCCCCGATTTACGACATCACCGCCGAACAGGCGGTAATCAACAATCCGCTGTACGGGAGCGAAAACAGCTACCTCATCCTCCGCGACGACGGCTCAATCCTCGACATCTTGCCGATATCGACGCTACGGACGTTGACCGGGAAGGACGACACAGCGACAGACGAGGAGGTGTGTGAGGCGTATATCGCGCAGCTCACCGCACCTGCGCCGGAGCCGTCCGGAGACCTCGCTGACCTCACCGCTAAGGTCGCCGACCTCGAAGAGCAGCTCGCCGCAGCGAAAATACTTTTGGGGGTGGAATGAAATGACACTGATCGAACTCGCGCGGACGCTGCGTCCGCTGATTGAAAAAGCGATGACTGAGACGGCAAGCCTGACCGACGAGGAGGCAATCTCGGCGACCTGCCTGTATCCACGCTGGAGCGGGGAGGGCGTTGAGTACGCGAAGGGACAGCGGGTGCAGTACGACGGAAACCTGTACACCGTCCTGACCGCCCACACCTCGCAGGCGGCATGGACGCCGACCGACGCGCCGTCGCTGTGGGCGAAAGTCCTGATTCCCGACCCGGGAACCATCCCCGAGTGGGAGCAGCCGGACAGCACGAACGGCTATAAAAAGGGCGACAAAGTCCGCCACATCGACAAGGTCTGGGTCTCGACAACCGACAACAACATCTGGGAACCCGGCGTCGCCGGAACCGAATCACTGTGGCAGGAGGTCGCGGAGTGATAATTGAGAAAATCATCGCGTGGGCAATCCCTTTCGTCTGCGGCGGCATCATCACCGGGCTGATTGCCTACGCGAAGACCCTGAAGAAGCACAATGACGCCGAGGAGGAAGGCATCCAGTGCCTCCTCCGGGCGGAGATCATCCGGAACCATGAGAAATATATGGACAAGGGATACTGCCCGATATACGCGAAAGAAGCCTTGAAGCGGGCTTATCACGCCTACCATGAGCTGGGCGGGAATGACGTCGCGACGAGGCTGTATGACGAAGTGATGAAATTACCTGTGGAGGTGAGAGACGATGAGAGGCATTGATATCTCTAAGCACAACATCATCCGCTCTTTCCCGGCGCTGAAAGCCGAGGGCATCGAATTCTGCGTCGTCCGCGCGGGCTACGGCACGAGCGTCGACCCGAAGTTCGCCGCGTACATAAAAGCGGCGAAAGACTGTGGAATGCTCGTCGGCGTGTACTGGTTCTGCTACGCCCGGGATACCGTCGAGGCAAGGCGCGAAGCTGAGGTCTGCGCGAACACGCTGAACGGGTACAAGCTCGATCTGCCGGTGTTTTACGACTTTGAGTACGACACGGAAAGATACGCCGCGAAGACGAAGGTGACGTACACCACTAAGTCGCGCACCGACATTATCGAAACATTTTGTGCCGAAATCATGAAGCGCGGGTACAAGGCGGGCGTTTACACCAATCCCGACTACTGGCTCTACAAGCTCAACTCCGACCGGCTCGCGAAGTGGGCACTCTGGATCGCCGCTTACCGGCAGGCTGACTGCAAGGCTTCTTTCGCGACGACGCTTCCGACCGACCTCCCCGCCGCTTACGGCAACGCCATGATATGGCAGTTCGGCAAGTGCAAATTTACGAAGGCTGTCGGCGACGTGGACATCAACTACGGGTACGGTATAAAGCCCGCCCCGAAGAAGACCTACAAAGTCGGCGACACCTACACCATCAAAGCGGGCGACGTCTACACCACCGGGCGGCACGTTCCGGCGCGTGTCGTCGGGAAGACCTGCACTATCCGGCAAGTCCGCACCGGCGCGATACTGCTCGCGGAAATCAATTCCTGGGTGGCGGTGTGAGGTACTTAAAGCGGCTGATACTCGCTGTGCTGATATACATGGCAGTGTATCTGCCCTTTATCGCCGTGCTCCAGGCTCTCACCGGAACCGACCTTACCGCCGCTTTCTCAGTCGGCGGTATCGTCGGAGCTGTGGAACTCGCGCTCGGGAGTTTAATTAAAATCACCGAAAACAAAGAGATAAGCAAGAAAGGATATATCGAAAATGGACAAGATGGATATAACACCGATACTGGAACTGATAATCAAGCTGGTATTCACCCTGGTGACGCTTTTCCTGATCCCGAAGATCAAGGACTTTCTGGCGGCGAAAGTCTCGGAGAGCGACCAGAAGAAAATCATCCGCTGGGTTGAACTCGCCGTCCAGGCGGCGGAAGAAGCCGAACGCGCCGGACTTATCGACAAGAAAGCGAAATACCAGTACGCGAAAAGCTTTCTCGAGGATCGCGGCGTGACCTTCAACGCCGATACCATGCAGGCGCTGATCGACTCCGCCGTGTGGGAACTGTTTAACCAGTTCAAAAAGGATTCCGAATCTCCTGAAAAGGAGATGTGAGAATTGAGAGCTGACGATGTTGCCGACCTCTCCCGATCTGAATGGACGCGGGTTATAGACGAGCACATTCACGACGAACTCTGGCGGCGGATTTTCAAGCGCCGCTGGCTCGATGGGGTGAAGCTCGAGCCGCTGGCGGAGGAATTCGACCTCTCGCCGCGGCAAGTACAGCGCATCGTGCGCACATGCGAACGCAGAATCATCAACCATATGTGAGCGAACCGGGCAGTGTGAAACTGTCCGGTTTTTGTCGTTCACACGCGCCGTTTTTTTCGGAGGATGAAATGAAAGACGAAATAATGCGCGGTATCGTATGGACGATCACCGACGGGATCAAGGACGCCGGGATGACTTATGACTACGCCGAATGCGCGAAAGAGGTAGGGAAACCCGAACTCGCGGCGCTTTTTATCGAGGACGCGAAGTACCGGCTCGGGAAGGTGAAGGAGTGGTACGAGCGCGGCGTGTCCATGCACGGGCAAGTCGACGGCGTAACCGAAGAGCTGATTGAAGTGCACAAGCAGGCTTATCGGGAACTGCTGGACAAGGTGCTGAAATTCAAGGCTTGAGGCGAGGGGCGGAAACGTCCCTCTTTTTTGATCGAAAAATATTTGAGTAAAATATATTTTTTTCTCGAAAACCCCTTGACAAAATCGAGAAAGTGTGGTATAATATATACATCAAAGGGAAAGCGGATAACCCGAGAAACCGCGGAGGAGAAACACCATGAAGCTTACAAATGAAATGATCGAAAAAGCAAAGGCGGCAATCGAGGCTGACGAGATGCACGAGGTCTTCGCGATCCGCACTCAGAACGTCCCGTTCGAGATGGGGAAGATTGATCACAAGTCGCTCGTCTGGATTGACGGTGAGATGACCGACGAAGAGCTCGACGGCATCAGCGCGACCGTCATCGACGCTGACGACATCGAAAGGTCGCTGAACCGCCACAGCCGCGAAGGATATGACGGTGAGCACGTCGCGATCCTCGCGGGCGGCTATTCGGTACCCGGCGAGGACACGGGCGAGATCATCATGGAAGCTCCCGACGTCATCGCGATTCTTGCGTAAACCCACCGCTCCTGAGCCGTCGAGCGTATCGGCGGCATCCCAAGAAAGCTGACGCATCGGCTAAACGGCGAGAAAGAGAACACCATGAAGCAGAAAACCCTTTATATCGACACTGACTACAATCGCCCGGTCGAAGACATCTACGCCGATTTTCACGTCGGCGACGCCGTAATCCTCTTCGGTGTGAAGAGGGAGGGCACTACAAGTCGGTGAAGATCGTCGTCGGAGATGACATCGCGCCGGATGAAGACTGATGGTACGAAAGTGTAAAAAGTGCGGCAAAGAGTTCACGCCAAATTCGCCGAGCCGCTATTTATGCGACGAGTGCTTAGAGAAGAAAAACATCACTAACATTTTTCGCGAAAAGACTTGCCAGATATGCGGGCGCAAAATCGATGGATATATAGCGACTAAATACTGCCCCGAGTGCTCCAGGGAAAAGCGAAACGAAAGGCAGAAAACATACCGGCAAAAGGGGTTCACGCGGCACATCGGCGACGTGGATCGGTGCGCTCGCTGCGGCGCAGAATACATGGTGCAGAGTGGCGCACAGAAGTATTGCAAGCTGTGCGCGAAGCTCGTGGAAAAAGAAAACGACCATCGTCAGGCCGTTGAGTACTACCACAACCGAGGCGGAAAAGAAAAGAGCATTGAAAACGCAAAAAAAATAAAGGAGAATACAACTGTGTGCCCGGTGTGCGGCAAACTGTTCACTGCCTTAAAAAAGAATCCGGTATATTGCTCGCGTGAGTGTGCCGAAGTCGCAAAGAATAGCGAAATAAAATATTTCAAAGGCGCGGGCAAACCTCGGATGACTCCCGCTGCAACAAGCAAGACCGGGACGAGCGGAGTTAGCTGGAGCAAAACCAACCGCAAATATGTCGCCAGAATTACGATTGACGGAGTTAGGCGCTGGCTCGGAAGCTTCGACAAGCTCGAAGACGCCGTCAAAGTGAGAAGAGAAGCCGAAGAGAAATACTTGAGAGGAGAGCAATCATGAAAAAAGTAATCCGGGGTGTCCTTTGCGACACCGCCACAGCAAAATGCCTCGGCGAAACGTCATATCTGGACGCCCGCGACTTCGCCCACTGGAGCGAGGAACTTTACCGGACAAAATCCGGGAAATATTTCCTCTACGGCGAGGGAGGACCCGCGAGCCGCTACGCCGTGACCATCGGGCAGAATGAATGGTCAGGCGGGGAAAAGATCCAGCTGCTGTCCCGCGAAACCGCCATGGAGTGGGCGGAGGAGCATCTCGACGGCGACGAGTATATCGCGGCGTTCGGCGACCCGGAGGAGACCGAGAAAGCCATGTCCATCGTTCTGCCGGTGGCGAGCAGGGAACGGCTCGAGGCACTGAAGCGCGAGACTGGGATGACATTTTCGGAGATCATTGCGCGGGCGATTGAGGGGTATCAGGAATAACAAAAAGCCGAGGGGAGACCCTCGGTTTTCTCATGACGGCGTGACAGATTCGTGACAGATTTGGCTTGAAAATGGCGTTTTCGATGGCAAAATCCCGCTGTGAGCGGCGGGATGAGAAAGCCCAAAAACCCGCATGAATACAAGAAAAACCGCCCATCGGCTTGATAAGCGGTTTCTTATGTTTGGTGGAGACGGAGGGGCTCGAACCCATTGAAAGTGTCTAAAAAGTGCCTGTATTTCAGGGTTTTTATTTTTTCATGACAGATTTCATGACAGATTTTTCAAAATACTCCTCCATGACATCCTCGACGCTGTCTTTTTTGTTCTGCATGATATGTCCATACACTCGGTCGATCATTGTGCCGTCGGCGTGACCGACGAAATCAATAATGTAGTTTTTGGGAACGTTTTGCGACAACATCGCGGAAACGCAGTAATGCCGGAGGTCATGGAAGCGGTAATGCGGGAGGCTCAATTCTACAAGCGCTTTGGTCAGCCGCTTATGCAGGGTTTCGTTCTGTACCTCAGATACCCTTGCGTCGGGATCATCGTTGAGGTGCTCCATCAATGCCGTCTTTACGAACGGGAACAGCTTAATGCTGCGCTCTCCCGCGACGGACTTCGCCCCCTTCATCACGTATCCGTCGTTGCCGCGTACATACGCCTGACAGATTCTTATGCGATTGTTTTTCAAATCGACGTTCTTCCATACCAATCCGGTGATTTCTGACGCTCTCATGCCGCAGAACGCACCGAGCATGAACGGGACTTCCATATTTGTCCCTTTGAAGTATTCCACCAGTTTTTTAATCTCTTCTTCCTGCGGTATGCTGATCTCGTTTTTCACTCTCTGCGGCAAGCGCGTATTCAAATGCAGGTCGGGTTTATACATCTTCAGAACAGCTGAAATAAAGCAATGGACGTTTTTGCACGTCTTCGCTCCTCTGCCCTGCGCGGTCTCGTCGTTAATGGCGATCTGGATTCTTTCGGGGGTGATATCTTTCAACTTTGTTTTTTGGAGGTCGAGAACGCAATGCTCGGAAATCGACACATATCCTTTGACCGTCGACGGTGAGAGGATGCTGCTTTTGGAGTCGATATACTTTTTCATCGCTTCGCCGAGAGTCATCGAGTCGTATGCATTCTCCGATACGCTCAGAAGACCTGCTTCGAACTCCGCCGCGCGGAGCTGCACGTCTTTCTTGTCCTTGCCGGAGAATGTCTTATATTTATTGTTCCCAATCAGCACACGCGCACGGTAACTGCCACTGGGAAGTCTGTCTATGACCATTCAATCAATCCTCGTGCTTTTTATTCAGCGCTTCGAGACCGTCGACTATATCCGCCATGCCGCTCAGGTGCGCGCCGATAGCCGAATAAATAGTGCCTACTACCAGCAAGCCGATAAAAACGCCCACCCAGAACGGGATGACATCGCCCGACATTCCGCTGAGGCATATGCCGATTATCCCGATAACCGCCGCGACATATATAATCGCTGCAACAACGCTGAACACCGCCGACGTTCTTCTCAGCCATGGCACGGAATCAGGCGCGTACTGTTTCGCCGGTCTGCTGGCACTGTGTGCCGCACGGTACGCCTGATCCGCCTCGTCGCCGTCCTTCAGCGACACGCCGGTCATATCTACCCCGATTCCGCTTTCGGTGCAGTACGGGCAGCGTATCGCGTCGTCCGGGATTTCCCTGCCGCACCTGTTGCATTTTTTACTCATAATGTCTTCCGGTCACTTTACGCTGACGTTCGCGAACGAAAAATCAGTGCTGTCGAGCCATTCGTTATCGAGGTAATACGAGAGCCTTCCGCTCACGGTCTCTATGCCGTTGCCGCTGAATGTCGAGAACACAGCCGCAGATGTTTCGTCATTCGCGTACTTGGAGAAGCTGACAAGCCCCGTGGAATTCGGCGCTATGCTCTCACTGCCGGACAGACCGGTATAGCTGATGCCATTCATGCCGAATGAATCCATTAAAAGGTCAATTGTCTTATCGGACTTGTTCTTGACCGTAAACTCGACCACGCACTTGTCGCCTTCCATGTACGGTATCGTTGTCCTGTACGCCCGCTTGAACCGGAGCTCGACGGTGCTGTCCTCATACACCAGCGAGCCGCCGAGATCATATGTGGGAGCCTTGAGCGTTATCGTCTGCGTCGCTCCATCCCATCCGACGTTCTTGCCCATGAGACCGCCTATCGCACGAACCGGAAGATACGTCGTGCCGTTGTACATGATCGGGTATACTGTTGCCCCGTTTGCGTCCTGGAATGTCTGCTTCTCACCGTCGACGATTATCGTCAAGTCTTTGTGGAGCTCAGCCTGAATCGTGCTGACGAGCGTGTCCGCGAACATCCCCGTTGCGAACGACGCGCTGACGACAACAGCCGCCGCGATGATTTTTGATGATTTTTTCATTAGTTTGTCTCCCTTATTCTGATAAAATATATTTCATCCGAGAAGAATCTAATTCTCCCCGAAATAAAACTCCACAGCTTTTCGCATGAAGCTTTCAGTCACGTCGAAATGCTCTGACAATTCCCAGACGCTTATATCCCCCTCGCGCTCGTCAATGACCCGCCTCAGCTCGTCCTCGTCGACGAGCTTTTTTATTGCGTAGGCGTCGGCGATCTTCTCGCACCTCCGGCGCGGGATTATCGGACAGCGGACGTTATACATCGCGCCGGTGACGCAGTGACCGATCTCGTGCGCGAGGTGGACACGTTCCTCCGCCCTCGTCCGCATCGCCGAATCGTCGATTCCGATGAACATCGACCCATCCGGAAGCTCCAACGACACCGATTTCGTCTCCGGAATGTCCGCACCGCACAGCACGACTATCCCCGACCGCTCCGCCTCAAGATAGAGCTTATCTGATATCATATCTCACCTTTCGAGTGCTTCGATTTCACGTACTCCGCGAACTTCACGACCTCGTCCCACATCGCATCAGTCACTTCGCCGTCTCCACCGAACAGCGCGACTTTAATGTCGTCGGTGGTGGCGGCGGTTTTCTTCTCGGGGGTCGGATCGTCGGAGACACCGAGGAGGTATTCCGAAGTGGTTGAAAGCGCAGAAGCAATCGTTTCGAGGTCGGCGTCGGAAAGACTCCTTTTCCCAAGCCATACGTCGTTCAGGAAGAACTGACCATGCCCGGTTGACTCGCTTACGAATTTTTGCGATAAGCCTTTTGCTTTGCAAAGAGCTTTTGTGCGCTCTTTGAATATGGTAATGTTTAACATATTTAGTACCTCGCATTAACAAATAGTCGGTTGACATTCACGAAACCTAAAAAGTTAGGCATTTTCTATTGACAAACCTAAGATTTTGGGTTATAATATATTCAGTCACAAATCCATGACAGGAGGTGAATGAGATGGATGATGAAAGGATGACATCTCAGCGGGCTGCCGAAATCCTCGGTGCAAGCTACGCAGAGTTCCTGAAACTTGCGGGCTGTGCTCCGCGTATTGGGGATGATTACGCGAATGCTTACAAGGCACTGAGCGACGCGTTCCAGAAAGCAATCAATGTAACCATCGACCGCGACGTCGATTGACCGCCGCCTTGAACTGTATCTGCTGTTCCTTCGGGACGTCAAGGCGCTTCAACAACTCAGCGAGAAGCCTTCGTGCTTCGTCATCGCGCCCCTTAGTTCGTGCACAATCATTAATCTGGTCGATAAGTTCCCACTGCGATGGGTCGACATACAGATAAATTTTCATGCACGCGCGGGAGTGATTACAAGGTTCAAATTCGCTGCATGAGCTTATATCATTGATATACTCGGTCAGCGCGGCAAGTTTAAGCTCATCGAAATGCTCTATCCGCTTCCGCCGCTCATCGAGCCGGGACGCCACGAGCTGGATGATTCCCGGAAGTGACGCGACGAGAACGGCGGACGACCATGTGAGAAGATTAAAGACCGAATTGTTATCCATCGCATATACCTCAAAATCATAATAGGAGGTGAACAAAATGGACACCCCAGAATCCTTCGTTGACGAAGTGAAAGACAGTTGGTTTATTCACGTCGGCAACATTCGGGCAATATGTCATTGCCTTGACGTCTTGACAGACCAGTACCATTCGGAGGCTGATCTTCCGCTTCTCGAGAACACGAACCGTCTTCATAACGCGCTCTTTCAAGCAATCGCGTATGAAGCGGAACGCCTGACCGACAAGAAGCGGGCGAAGGAAGCGGAGGGGAAAACCGCAGGAACGGATTCCCCGACCGCGAAGGCGGATTAATCCACCTTCATGTATGTCTTACCACCACACTTCGGGCAGACAGGCAAAACTTTTACCTGTTCGGGCACCATGTAGCACTGCTCAACGCATTTGTCTGCGCATGAGACGCACACATAGATTCCCGGCTTTGCTTTTTGCCCTGCCTGCGTGAGGTTGTAAGCCTCGTATATCTTTCCTATACTATCACCTCCTTTCAGGAAGTGAACGGCGGAAAGGTTATCGAGCAAATATGACGTCGGGCGAGGTTATTCCGGGTTCAGGCGGATTCCTGAATACGGTTATTTTCTGAGACGTGCTATGATCAAAATGTCAGTGAACTCAGTCACTTAAACTGTCAGTTGATTAAAGCGTCAGACCAAGCATTAAGAGGTCAACGATGAGCTGGAGAATGCATATGGTTAAATGCAGTTTCTCGAATTCACTCACAAGACCACCTCCCCATTACGGTTCGGCGCTCTGGCGCTCTGGGCGCTCTATGGCGCTCTCAGTTTAGGGTATCGGAACCTCGTCCGGCGACCATATAATATGGCAATACCATTATACCACTTAATCACCACTTTGTCAATATTTTGTGCCAAAACAGGAGGAGAAAACCATGACAGAATTAACCGCAACAGAGAAAAACCAAATCAGGCTCACGGCATGCGCCGAAAACCTTGCGAAGCTGACCGAAGACCTCATCATACAGGTCATGCGCGTCACTCAGGTCGAGCCGCAGACGCGCGTCGACATCACTCTCGACGGCAGAAGCAGCTATATCAAAGTCGACGGCGAAGACTACATCAACCTTGACGGGAACATTGAAACGGCGGAGAAGCTGATCGGCGTACTCGACCGGCTCTACAAGGGCGGCGTGCCTCAGCCGGAAGACGACGAGGAAGACGACGAGGAAGACGACGAAGATTAAAATGGAGGAGAAAACCATGACCACAGCAAACGAGGAGCTAAGGGAGCTTCTCGAAGAAATCAAAGCGTTCCGCACCGATATCTGCGCGACAATGCGCCGGTTCGACGAGCGGATCGCCGAGTGCGAGAAAGCGCTCGAAAAGGAGCGCCGGAAGAGGAAGAAGCAGGACGAGCGTATCGGCAACGACCTGAAGGCGGTTTACGAGGCAATCAATGAGCTTGCCAAAACGCCGATCTGGGAAGACAAGACCGATGACAGAATCGCGATAAGCCGGAAAGCGGCGTACACCCGCTTCAAGGCTCTGGGCATAAAGCCGAAAGACGCGCTCGACGCTCTCGCACGGGACGGATATCTCGTGAGGGACAGCGAAGGAAAGAACACCCGCACAATAAGGCGCGGGCACGAAGTAGAAAGGGCGGTGATGATAAACAATCATGGACATATCGAAATTTCTTGATGCCCACAAGCTGACCGGGCAATGGCTCATAGCGCAGCTCCGCATGGTGGGCTACGAAATTTCCAGCAGCTTCCTCAGCCGGATTCTCTCCGGCGAGCGGAACTCGGATTACGCGCAGGAAGTCCGCGCGGCGGCGGCAAACATCTGCCGCCGCTATGAAAAGAGCATGGACGAAAGGAGCGCCAACGATGCCAAGGCTAACCAGAACAACCGCTGAGAAGCAGCTCGACTCACTCAAAGACGCCGTGGACATCTACATGATGAAGCGCACCAGGGACGGCGTTGACTGCGCCACAGCCGCCGCCGCGCTCGGGTTCAGATACTCGACACTCCGAGACCGGCGCAAGCGTCCGGAAACCTTTACGATCGGCGAAATCCAGCGGATCGCGAACACACTTAACGTCACTATCCCGACACTGCTCGGGGAGAATAATTAATTAAAGGAGAAAACCAAAATGTACGAAGAAAGAAAGAGCCTGAACCAGGACGAGACCAAGACTACAGAGGAGGACATTACCGACGTCGTTAGGAAAGCCGTCGCGAAGATGCAGATCGAGCAGATCATGAGCGCGTTCGGCGACGACGCTGACGCAATGCTCGGCTGGCTCGTCCATCGTGCCGGAAAGCAGGAACCGATAAACGGGCACAGGCTCGACAACCTCAGGATGATAGTTGATAATGACTACCTCACGCTGATATACCCGGAAGCGGGCTATCTGATCATACTGGACGAAGAAAAACTTACCGTCGAAAACCTCCGGAAAGGCATCCGCGCCGTCATCGAGCACGACCAGGAAACGCTCTGGAATATATCGCGCAAGGTTGCCGACGAGATGTGCGAGGAATAAGGGGGTAAGGAGAAAACCATGAACAAAAGGCAGAAGAAGAAATACACCGACCGGGTTCGCTCGCTGGTGGCACAGGTCAGCGTTTTCACTGGGGGCGGAAAATGCCACACCGACTACTATCCCGAGGCGATCCGGGTGAACGCAAAAATGCTCCGCCGGTGCTGGAAATGGGCGGCGAAGAACGACCTTTTCCGACTGAGCGTCGACGTGCCCCAGGGTCTGAACCCGAAACGTTGGTATAATCTGACGATGGTGCACAGCTGGAATGAAAGACCTTGCGCCTATGCTGTCGAATGGGAGGAGAAAAACGCATGAAGAAAACCGACTTCGTCCACTCCCGCCTCTCCCCGCTGCTCCGCGCACTGGACGACGATATCCTCGCAGTGTCCTACGGCAAGGTCGATACAAAGGAGCACGTTTACATCATTTTCGACGGCGGATACCTCGACATTGATGTGTCAGGTCTCGACAACGCCGGAATCACCGAAATCGTAATAAGGAGGCTCATTCGCAATGATCGAAGCAGCAAATAAAATCGCGTCGGACAAGCTCCACCGCATCGAGCAGGAGCACAACAACGAGCTGAGGCGTGAGAACGCCGAGCTTCGCGCGATGGTAAGAGCGCTCCTGACAGCGCACACCGTCGACATTGAAATCGAGCACGGGAGGGCTAAATTCTATGATGCCGCGAATCTGGACTGACACCGTAATCGACGATGTTCTCAGCCGCATCCGGACAGGCGAGAGAACGGCGGATATCGCCGAGGAGTACTGCACAACCGGCGCGGCACTCCGGAGCGTGATTTACCATCACCGAGGCGGAGCTGTAAGAGAAGCCCGGGAAGATATGTACGCCGACATGGGGAAGCTGTGGGCAGCGGGCTGGAAGACTTCTGATATCGCCCGCAAGTATGATATGCACCCGCAGACCCTCGCGCACATTATCGGGCGGAACCGGGAGCTTTTCCCGAGAAAAAACCGGAGGCGGGCAAAATGATCACGAAAGAAGAAATACTCGCCGAACTCGAAAGCTGCGAAGAACCCGAGAAGAAGCTCCACGAAATCGCGGAGCGCACCGGGCGGCCGGTTATGATCATCCGAAAGATTCTCAAAGACCTTGTGACCGTCGTACCGCCTGAGAAAGACTACGACAACGTCAACCGTGTCGCGAGGCTGCATTATGAAGTCAGAAGCCACCGATGGTTCCCCGAAGAAATCGAGTACGCCGAACAATGCTGGCAGCGCGGAGCGAGCCTCGACGAGATAGCTGAAGCTGTCGGACGCTCAAAAGTCGCGGTCAAAGGCATGATGCAAAGAAACCGCGAACGGTTCCCGGCGCGGGGCGTGACGTGCCGGATATGGTCGCTCAAAGAAATCCTGCAAGCGGCTGAACTGTGGCGCGACCCGGAACTGCTCGTCACCGAGATATGCGAAACGCTCGGCAGAAACGAAAGTGACTTTTATCAACTCCGGGTTGAGAATCCGACGCTCTTCCCGCCGCGAAAAGTGTGGAGGAGAAGAGCATGAAAGCCCGGATGTCAGCCGCCACAGCGCGGCAGAATCTGCCGGCAGGAACGCGGGAAGCCGTCCGGGCGATGGTCGACGCAGAGTTCGCGGAGCGGCAGAAAATCTACGCGAACAGAATTCTGCTCGCCGTATGCCTGGCGCTCAACGATCTCTACAACTTCGGAGACAAACGCCTGATGTACGTCCTGAAAGGCGTCGAGGACATCGTCTCCGACTACGCCGAAAGAGCCGGGAAAGACTACTATCCCGAAACCGCCGAGGAGGACAAAGTCGCGCAGATGATGCAGGACGAACTCCTCGGGCGCGGGAGAACGCATATAGTGATAAAATCTAAGTGAGGAGAACGATTATGAGAACCGAAGATGAGAAATTGAGGGAAGCCGCAAGGATGCTGAGCGCGAACTGCGAGGGGCGCCGCGACGGGTGCAAGGATTGTTTATTCTGCCGCGACAACCTGAGCTGCAAGATCAACGGGATTCCAGTGTCGTGGGGCAGCGACTTCGGGCTTGACCATTCTGTTTACGTCAACAAAAAGGTCGGCACACCAACTGATACACCAACTACGCCGGTTGCACCAACCGATACACCAACCACCCGCGCCGCTATCCTCGACGCCGCGAAGAAAATCGTGACCGGGGATCGGGAAAAGCAGTACGGGAAGCCGGAGGATAATTTCGCGGTTATCGCGAGATTCTGGGAGGTTTACCTGAGCGAGCGCTGCGTCGACGGCGGAGCGGAAGTGACCCTCAACCCCGACGACGTCGCGATGCTCATGGCGCTTATGAAGGTCGCGAGGATCATGACCGGGACGTTTAAGGGGGATTCATATATCGACGGAATCGGTTATCTTGCCTGCGCGGCGGAAATCGCCGGGAGGTAGGACGTGACGAACGAAGAATATTACGCCATGCTCGACAGAAATCACCTCTGCCACCGATGCCATAAGGCGAAGGTTTTTCCGAGGCGGAAGTTCTGCCCGGAATGTCTTGAGAAAATGCAGAATCACGCCGCCGAAAGGAGAAAACAAATGATTAAAGCTTTGATCATTTCGACCTTTAACAACGAAGAGGAAAGGAACATAGAGCGTATCGAAGACGCTCTTCAGGAAGCGCAGATAAGTCGCGAGGATATCATCTCCGTTAATTTCGCCATGACATCGTATAATGTCGGAAATATGGTGGTTTTGTATGAAAAGAGGGAAAACAATGGGACATATTGATAACGTCGTCGAATACAAACGCAAAGACGACCGGGAGTATCGATACTTCTGCGCGAGTGAGAACTATGCGGAGGCGCGGGAGATGTTCGAGAAGGCGAAATCCATAATCGGTGTCGTTAAACTCAGGATCAGAACAGTGATCACGCAGCAAGAGATTGTCGACGCATGGAGTAGGGAGGACGAGAACGATGGCTGAGTATATTGAGCGAAGCAAGGCAATTGAACTGCTGAAGAGCACCGAAATAAACGGCTCGCCGTACATGAAACGCATCGTCAAGGCGACCGTTGATTTGGCAATCGAAGCGATTTTGGATGACGTCCCCGCCGCCGATGTCGAGGAAGTAAAGCACGGACAGTGGGTATTTGATGCCAGCACAATTATCCCGAGATGCACAGTGTGCGGAGAAGACGCTATTGCTGAAACGGTTTCTCCGTACTGTCCGTGGTGCGGCGCGAAACTCGATGAGGAGGACGAAAATGGACGCGATTGAATTTTTGAAAGAAAAGGACAGGATGCACGAGATGATGAAGGGCAACTGTGAAAAATGCGGGTTGTCATATGCGAATAACGGAATGCGGGCTAACTGCATTGGTCTCTTCGGCGAATGCCCTGAAAAAGCCGTCGAAATCGTCGAGCGGTGGGCGAAGGAACATCCGAGGAAGACCCGGCAGAGTGAGCTTCTGAAGATGTTTCCGAAGGCGAGCATGACTGCCGACGGTATAATAGCATTCTGTCCGGAGAGCATGGATTCGGCGTTTGTTTGCCCAATCAAAGAGCGTGACAGATACGATCCGGAGTGCGGAGAATGCCGTAAGAAGTACTGGTTGGAACCGCTCGATGAGTAAACCCCGCTACATCTGGCGGGAGAAAGGATAATCACAAAAATGAAAGAACTCAAAGATACCATCGACCTGATGCTCTCAAACGACTACGGAGCCCGATTCGTAGCCGAGTATCAGCAGACGAAAATCAGGTACGAGAAGTTGAACGTGATGCTCGAAAAGTATTACGCTGGCAAACTCGAGTTTGAGCCCGACTCTCCGGTCTGGCTTCTCGAGCAACAGCGCGACACCATGCGGGCATACCTCGACATCTTAGAGGTTCGCTCAAAGCAGGAGCGGATAGGTCTGGAGGACAACGACGATGAATGCTAAACTCGCAACCCTCATCACCAAAGTCCTCGACTTCATCGCGGAACACCCGGAACTCGAAGTCGATTTCGATATCTGGCGCGTCAGCCCCGATCGGGAACTTCGCGCGTCGTTTTGCTACAACTACAAAAGCGACCTGAACGCGCTCGGAATGCCCGTCGCGAAATGCCGATACATCGAAAACGGACGGCTCATCAAGTCGATGGACTTCCTCGCGTCGGAAGAAAACTTCAAGCTGCTCGTCGAGGGGCTTGAAAAGCTGGAGGCGAAACTCAATGATCATTAAAGACTCAATCACCGAGTACCACGCAAAGCCGAGCGTCAGCAAGACGAAGCTCTGGCGGCTTCTGAGCGACACTCCGGCGAAGTTCAGGTGGCTCGAAGACCATCCCGAGCCGCCGACCGCCGCGATGCAATTCGGCTCCGCACTGCACAAATACGTCCTCGAGCCGGACGGGTTCTTCGACGAGTACGCCGTCGCGCCGCAATGTGACAGACGGACGAAAGCCGGGAAGGAAGAATATCAGGCATTTGTGGATAGCGCACAAGGAAAAACAGTTGTTTCCGCCGATGACATGGTGCTTATCTCCGAAATGACCGCTGCTGTCAGAGCAAATTCCCGCGCCGACTTCCTTCTCCGGGGCGACGTCGAAACGTCCTACTACTGGCAGGACGAAATGACCGGGCTCGACTGTCAGGCGCGTCCCGACTGCGTGAAGATGGTCGACGGCAAAGCGCTGATTGTCGACCTGAAGACTTGCACACGAGCCGACACCGAGACGATGGTCAAGCAAGCCTATGCTCTCGGGTACGACATGCAAGCTGCCATGTTCATAGAGGCGGTAAGCAGAGAACGCAATGTCGGG